TTCATATTATTTTTCTAATTATTATAGGCTAAGATAATTTTTAATGAAAATTTCTTCCCATTCTTCATAACCATTTAAAACACCAACCCAAACAAGAAAGAATAAAACTGCTATTGGTAAAATAAATGGAAATATAATAATCTTAACAACGATTTTAAATACATTAATTATTATTTCTTTCATATTATTTATTATTAATTACAAGCCCACCAATGTGGATTTTTATTATAAAGTTCCATAAAGCATTTAATGTTGTCGTCTTCATTTATAACATCACCATCACAATAATTATTCCAAGTTACTGATGTAAACTGATAAACCCCACTAGCAGATGAGCCTTCCCAGTTTTTAGGATACTTTCCAAATTGACTTTCGCACTCTGCTATTCTTAAAGCTGTTTCTGTATCTACTCCATATTCTTTTGACATTCTAATAATCTTTTCTTCAACTGTTTCAATACTCGCAACAGATGAATCTATTATATGTATATAACTTGGTTCTATTTCTTGTTTTGGTATAGCTATAAGGCATATTGATATTCCTATAAAAGCTATTAGTCCTAAGTATAAATCTTTCATATTATTAATTGTAAACTCTAAAACACATATCTACTAACACTAAACACCATACGACTATAAAGGTGTAACAAATTACTAACTCCCAATTAACTTTCTTCTTTTTAATAACTCTATTGACTATGCTTAGTCTAAACTTTTTTCTCATTTCATTTGTGTTCATATATCTATATTAATTTATTAGCTAATTACCAGTTAGAGGAATCATCTGGGGGAGCGGGATTTGCTCTGTTTTATTATTGACCCCCTAACTAGTAATTAATTATATTTAAATTATAGCTTATATTTAAAATTGTGTCAATACTCTTAAACATCAATAAAATAAGGGCTTTTACAACACTCTTTAAAAAACTTATAAAAATAATTAAAAGTTATCCACATATTTAACCTGTTAATAAAAAGTTATAAACACCTATTGACAAGTGTATTTAAATTTGCTATAATGATATACAGATATGATAAAAGATAAATCAGACAGACACTCTAGTAGGGAGTTATGGTTAGAAGAACTTAAAAGGATAAACTTTGAAATAGATGAGCCTGAAATAGATTACCCAGAGTATAATTCAGACGACTATTCAGAAGAATCTTATCCTTAGTTTTATGTTTAAAAGGGTATTGTTAAAATTATTCAGATGTTATATAATAAGAAAGGCTCTTAAAAGAGCAAGTAAGACACATCAAGAATATATTAAGTTATTAAGAAATTAAAATAAAAATAGTGGTTGTAGCTCACGCAAGTGGGGTGGTTGATGTGTAACTGCCCCAGCCACTGCTTATAATTAACACATCTAATTTTATGGCAAGACCAAAAAAGAATAACGCTGATTATTTCAGCCACGACAATTCTATGAGAAATCACAGAAAAATAAAAGCCCTTAGGGCAGAATACGGAGTTGAAGGATTTTCAGCTTATGTAATGCTCCTTGAAACACTAACAGAGGCGGACAAATTTCAACTAGAACTTAGAAAAGAACTTGACTGGAAAATATTAGCTGGTGACTTTGGAATAGACAGCGAAAGACTTAAAGACATTTTTAAGTTAATGGAAGAACTTGAACTTATAAAAATAAAAGACTGTTTAGTGGTTTGTGAGAGTTTAAATGAGAGATTAGAACCTGTATTAGAGAAGAGAGAAAAGAGCAGAGAGAACTCATTATTGAAGAATAGAGATGAAAAAGGACAATATCAGGTAGTTTCTGGAGCAGTAACTAGGGTTTCTGTAGCAGAAACTCCACAAAGTAAAGTAAATGAAAGTAAAGTAAATAATTTAATATTAGCAGGAGAACCTGCCGAAGTTAATAAACCTTTAAAAGATGATAAAAACATTTTAGATTTATATGCTAAGATGGGAATGCCTAAACCTATAAAGGCTTGTGCTACTCAATGGCAAGATGAAGCACTAAACGCAGTAAGTATTTTAACACAGGGGGAAGATAAGAGAAGTTCTATTTTTAAATGTTATAAGGAGAACCAACAAAAAGCAAGATTAGCCTTATCAGATTGTAAGGAACTGGAACAATTACACGCTTTATATTTTTTAAAAGTTTATAACGCAATTAAATAAAGATTTAACAACAAAAGTTTAAAAATAAAATTAATTGAATTCAGAGTATTTATAAAAAGAATGTTCTGCTTTCACGCATACGAACATATAGCAAGTATTGGGGAATATCCAGATGAAATAAGAATAGCTCAATGCGTTGACTGTAAAAAGATTATTATAACAAATTAAAATATATATGGAAGAAAGAGGAAGACCAAAAAGTTTAATTATATGGAAGAAAATAAAACAGAAAAACAATATAAAAAACAGTATGAATGGCTAAAAGGTTATCAGTTTGTTAAAGGTCAATCTGGAAACCCAAATGGTAGACCAAAGGGCAAAACATTAAAAGAGTTTGCTAGAGAATATTTACAATCACTACCAGATGAAGAAAAGGTTGAATATTTAAAAACATTACCAACTGAGATAGTTTGGAAAATGGCAGAAGGAAATCCTGCGAATAATACCGACATAACAAGTGGTGGTAATGAAATTAACCCTTTATTAGTTAAGTTTATAGGAGAAGATAACCCAAAAGAAAATGAAGGAAATGATAATACCAATAGAATACAAGAGACTGTTTGATACTGATTGGAGAGAAGCAGCTGTTTATGGTGGTAGATATTCCCTTAAATCACATACAATAGCAAGAGTTCTTTTAATAAGGGCAAGACAAAAGAAAACCAGAGTAGCTTGTTTTAGAGAGTTTCAAAACTCAATAGCAGATAGTTCTTATCAATTACTAGCTGACCTTATAAAGCAATACGAGCTAACAGACTTTATAGTAACCAACAATTCAATAGTAAATACTTTAAATGGTTCTGATTTTATCTTTAAAGGACTTTGGAATAACGAACAAAGTATTAAGTCTATTGAGGGTATAGACATAGCTTGGGTAGAAGAAGCCCAGACAGTTTCAGAGAAGAGTTTAGAGGTTCTTACTCCGACAGTTCGTAAAGATGGCTCACAAATAATTTACACCTATAACAGATTATTAGAAGAAGACCCAGTCCATAAAAGACTTGTGTTAGAAGGTAGACCTAATACCTTAATAATAAATGTTAACTACGATATAGCTTTGAAATATGGAATGATGCCTGATGTTATAAGACTTGAAATGGAAGATGACAAAGCAAAGCGTCCTGGACTATATAAACATAAATGGTTAGGAGAGCCACATAACCTTGAAAGAAGAATATATAAAGACTGGGATATAATAGACACAATACCACACGAAGCAAGACTGGAAAGATATGGATTAGACTTCGGCTATACCAACGACCCAACAAGTATAGTCGCAATTTACAAATATAATGGTGGCTTTATATTAGATGAGATATGCTATCAGAAAGGACTTTCAAACAAGCAAATAGCAGATATATTAAAAAGTATAGACAGAGCCTTAGTTATAGCAGATAGTTCCGAGCCTAAAAGTATAGATGAGATTAAACTATATGGAGTTAATGTATTACCATCTATAAAAGGACAAGGAAGTATTAATAAGGGAATACAATATGTTCAAGACCAAAGAATATCAGTAACAAAAAGAAGTTATAACATATTAAAAGAGTATAGAAGTTATTTATGGATGGAGGATAAAGAAGGCAAGATTATAAACACAGCAGAAGATGCCTTTAATCACTCAATGGATGCTATAAGATATGGACTTGATAGTTACAAACCACCAGTAAATATATTCAACAATTTACCAAATAAAAAAGGATTTATATAAAATATGACAAACAAAGAATACAATATAAGCACAAGAGTTCAAGAGATAATTGACGACTGTAAAAACAATTACTTAGAAATAAGTTCTAATGGTGAAACAAAGATAGAGTTTAACCAAAGAGAAGTTCTAAGGAGGATAAACTATTACATCAACGACAGATTTTTAGATAGAAATGATGATGCTATCTTTTGGAATCTATCAACACACAGAAGAAGACACACAGCAAAGCACATAAGCCCAGACACTAAAGATTTTCTACCATATGGACAGGGAAGTATTAATATGTTTCAGTCTTGGGCATTAAGAAAAAAGGTTGTTAAATGGTTTGACGAAGAAAAGTTTTATCAAACATTAAACAGTTTAGGAGATAATGTTTCAACTTATGGCTCTGGTGTATGGAAAAGACACAAAGAGGATAAAAAGACTAAACTAAAAAAAGTAAGACTTGATAACCTATACTTTGACCAAAGTGTAGAATGGATACAAGATGCTGATGGTATAGTAGAAATACATAATCTATCCAAAAAGCAACTATGGGATAAAGATGGAGCTTGGGATAATGTAAGAGAAGTTATAAACAAGGAAGACAAACATAATTATGAGATATGGGAGTTCTATGGATACTTTGGATATAAAGACGAGAAACCAGAATACAAGCATA